GCACTTGCAAGCATTCCTACTATTGGTATCATCCTAAACTCCTCATAATTTCAGCAAGTCTTTTAGCTCTGTTTGGTGTCTGTTTTGCCCACTTGCTATCAAGCATTTCATCAGCGGCTTTTTGATAATCTTTATTTTTTAAAGCAGCCCACATTTTTTTAAATTCCAAAACTCCATCAACTCCAAGCTGATAAGCCATATTTGCTATAACTTCTTGTGCTTTTGCAGGAAGTTCTAAAAAGAAAGGCTCTTTTTCATTAAGTTCAAGGATTTTTTCATCAAGTCGGTGTTTTAAAAGAAGTTCGGCTTCTTTTTCTGTAATTGGAAGTTTAGTTCCGTATCCGATTGTAAGATAGCCTCTTGTATCTTCATAAGGCATTCCTTCAAATCCCTCTTCTTGTTTTAGACTCTCAATTAATCTATCTAAATTCATTATATCCTCCATTTTTCGGTATAGTATTGAATCTCTATTTCTATTTTCCCAAGTCCGACTAAATGTTTGTCATAAGAAAATTCGATTTCATTGCTTTTAAAACTCACATAATCACCCAAAAGCGTCTGTTCTTCCAGATCTTTAATTACATTCAAAATTTTTTGTAATCTCTCTCTAAGATAAGCTGGCGTAGTCTCTGCGTCGCTAACAAGTAAATCAATCTCAACTTTTAGGGAATGTTTAGAGCTTCCGCTCACCTCTTCACTCTCTACATTATCCTCAGTATCTCTTATAACGATAAGTGGATAACTTTCTACTTCGTGCGGATTAATAACCCACTCATAAAAATTTTTTACAAATCCGCCGTTAGCAACGTCAAGTGTTTTAAGTCCGTTTTTTAGGTTGTCTATAATCTGCTGTCTTCTCATACGAGTAGTTTATTAAAAGAAGTGGTTAAAAATATAGTGCACTAAAATTTAGTAGAAGCGTCTTTGCTAAGATAGAGTTTTGTAGTTAATTCGTCTTTAAACTCTTTTTTTATAATGTAGTAATTTGTATCTCTAAAAATAACCAAATCACCTGTTTTTACGTCTTTTATATCAGCAGTTTTTGCAAGTATTGCCGGAGAATATCCAAGATAACCGTCATCAAATAAATATTCACTTTTTTCATAAAAAATTACGGGGATTTGCTCCCCGTTATATTCAGCTGTTTCGGCAAACTCATCAAAATTAAAAATTACGTTTAAATCTTCTTGCAGATAATCTTTCAGACTCAATCTGCCGCCTTGATAGCTTCTATTATTTCAGCTTTTTTCATTTTAGGTTGCAGTTCAACGCCTTTTTGCTTAGCAATTTCTTCAAGCTCTTTTACGGTTAAATCCTCTAAATTCCCAAAATTTCCATTTTTAACATTTTTCCTCTTTTCTTTTTGGTTTTCAAAAGCGGCTTTATTGCTTCTCTCAGCCTGCCCGGCTAAAATCATTCTATTACCTAAATCATCTCCAACTTTAACAATATCTCCGGCAACGTATTTTTTTCCTTTATACACCGCCGCCTTTTTAAGTTTTACGAACATTTTTTATCCTTATCTGTTTAGTAGAAATTCTACCGTTCCAGCAACGTTAGCGGCTTTATCCGTTACGGCATGTCCGGCGGGATTATATTTTGTAGCAGGGTCACCACCATCATCCGCATCTGTTGTAAGCACTCTATTTATATGGTCCCAATAGAGTTTATCCCCAACTTTAATTTCTTTATCCGTCGCCGCTACTGCTTCTACTACTACATTTCCAACATATACTGTAATAGTTTCTCCGGCAAGTCCGCTTGTTCCGGCAACCGCTACAAGGTCTTTCCCGTATTGTAAAATATCTCCAACCTCTACATTTTCAGACAGAGTAAAAGGCACTCTGTCCGCTTCTTGTCTAATTACTGCTTCTTTATTCATTCTCTACTCCTTATTGCCCGTTGTTTTTATAAAGACCTCTAAAGTCTTCTGCAGTTACACCAAAGTCAAATACAATTGCGTATTCAAGTCCGTCAATCGTGCTTCTTCCGATTTCTTCAACGATAGGCTTACCATCAGTGCCTTTTAGATGTCCAACTTTAATAGTCTTTTTAGCCGCTGCAAGATACCATGCTTTTGCGTCTTCAAGCTCCGCGTCAGAAACAAGATCAAACGCTCCTCTGAAAGGATTTGCTACTCCGCTGTTTTGTGCTTCAACTTTTGCAGTAGAGTTTAGAATTTGCAATGCCGGCACTTCAAGCTCAGGCGGTACAAGCAAAAATTTAGGCAGAATTCTTAATTGTTTTCCATCAAAATCTTTTTGTCTCATCATTTTCGTTCTTGCGGCAGCCAGACTGTCTGTGCTAAGAGCCGCACCGGTAGCGTCATAGTTGTTGTGCGCCGCATGAAAAATAGGTTTCCCGTCATCCATTACGAAGTTTGCATATTCTCCTCTTCTTTGTAGAAGATCATAAACATGTCTATTTTTAAATACTTCCACCTCTTGCACCATATCTTGTATGTCGTCAATAAACGTTCCAAGGTCATCGTTAATCAACATTTCTCTCGTAAATGCGAATCTTGCCCCGTAAGAATAAATTCTCCATGTAATACCGGTTTCACCTTTTTCCGCATATTGCGTTCTTCCGAGTTCTTGCACTTTTTTAAACTGCGTACCGAAACTCCCTTTTCTTACTTCTGTTCTCGGTTTAAAGTCGTTAAACTCAGCTTTTTGCACCCATTTTCTGTAAGTTACAGGAGCGACTTCCCACGCTTCTTGTAATACTTTATTTTGTACGTTCGATAGCAATAAAGGGAAATCGCTTGTAGTCATCGCCCTTACAAGTTCTGCCTCACTTGCTTCAAGAGACAGTCCTGCGATTTTTCTAACCATATTTTGCACGCTCATACCTCTAAACATATCTGCGTCTTTATGTTTTTCACGAGGGCTAAATCCAAGTCTAAGCATAAGTCCGTCGCTCATCGCCCTAATCATTTCCTGTCTGTTTTCATCGCTTCTTTTACCGGCAAACACTGTCGGTTGAGATTTTGTTTTTTCATCAAGTAATGTTCTCAAGAAATCTTCCTTTGTTTTAGTTTTATCATCTAAAAACCTCTGTACCGTTTCTTTATCCGCACCATAAGTAATAGCTAACTCTTGTATCTCTGCTTTTCTTTTTAATTCTTGCATTTCGGCTTCTCTTGCTTCAAGGTCTTTAAGTTGTGCTTTTAAACTTTCAAGTTCCCTTGTCTGTTCTTCGTTTCTCTCTTTAAGAGCTTGAAGCTCTTTTAATCTTTCTTGCATTTTTTCTTTATCCAATTTCTCCTCCTTAAAAGTTTTACTTCTTCCAACCGTTGCTCCTTTATCAAAACCTACACCTACGGCGCTAACTTCAATCACCTCAAAATCCGTAACCGTAACGATAGGCGGCTCACCCGTTCTATCCTCAACGTTTACGGCATTAACCCTGTATCCGATAGATACGTCAGTCAAAATACCGTCCTTATATTTTTTAAAAACTTCAATCGCATCAGGCGTAGAGCCAAACACGACGTCAGCTTTCAGTTCACCGTTTTCTACACGGACATTCTCAATTTTACCGATAGCACTATCAACGCTTCTATCGTGGTCCTTAAAAAAAGTTTTCAAATTGTCAAACTTTGCGCCGTTTACATCAAGTCTTTCAATATATTCGACTTCGCCGCAGCAATATCTCGCTCCCTCATTGTTCTTAGAAATCAGAATAAAAGGTATGCGTCTTTCTTTTTCATTTATAAGTTTCGTCTGAGGCGACGCTCTTCTTTGTATCTCGCTTCCGATTATTTTAGTTTTCAAGTTCATTTAACGCTCCTTCCCCTAAGTATTTTTTTATAAGCTCATTTTCTCTTTTTTGCTGTATAAGCACTTCCTCAAAATCTTTGCCCCTGCTTGCAACAACTTCGCTTTTTGTAGTAAGTCCAAGAGCTAACTCCATTTCTATTGCTTTCATATCTTTTAACGGGTCTACCCACTCTCTTGCAGGAGTAACCCATTTAGGTTTTAGATATTTTTGCTTGTTTTTAAAATAAGCAACGGGATTAACACTTTTTATTCTCCCGGCCATTACCATTGCGTCAAGCCAACTCTCAAAAATAGGATTAAGCACATAATCAATTAAGTGTTGCTGCTCGTAATCAAATCTTTTATTATCCTGGATAATACTTGCTCTTGCACTGCTGTAATTCACGCGGCTAAAATCTCTAAAAGCCAATTCATAGCTCACGTTTCTTGCAACCGCAATCATCCTCACCACAGTAGTTACAAATTCCCCGTAAGTACTATCCACCAAATCAGGGTCAAGTTTACTTATTTTTTCACCCTGTCTTAGATAATGCACCATAACGCCGTTTATTTCCTGGAGCATTTCAAAATCTTCATCCTTTTTTAAGCCGTTAGCAAACCCGGGCGTTCCTTCTTGTTCTACTACATAAGCAATATTTGCCCTCGCTCTTGCCGCTTGAATAGTTGCAGTTTGAAACGCAGAAAAGTTTTTAATATCAATTATTGCCTGCTTATATTCGCTAATACCCCTATATTGCGTAGCTCTTTCCATTTTAAAATAGTTAATAACGTCTTCAGCTTTTAATTTAATCTCTTTGTAAGCAGTCTGGTAATCTCTATCGTTAATAATGTAGTAATTTACAGGTCTTCCGTTTTCATCTATCTCAATTCCGTCAATCACATTGTCAAAAGTGCTGTATTTTTGTATTCTGTCAGCTTCAATAAGCTGTATTTTTAAAGGAAAGTTTTTATCTCTTGTTAGTTTCTTATAAATTAAAATCTCACCGTCAACCATTCTTTGCTCTAAGATAAGCCTTTGCAAATCGCCAAAATTTAACCTTCCGGTAATGTCACAATTCCCGGCTTTTTCCCACTCTTTCCAAAGTTTTTCAACTTCGTCGTCAAATTTCGAAAATCCGGTTTTGCTTTGAAATTTAATACCTCTTCCGACTACATTATTAACGATAGTTTTATCAATATTCGCCATTATAGGGTTATTTTCGTGCAGCCATCTCGCCCTTGCCCTAAGCGTATCCCTATCAGGCGTAGCCGTTACCTCAAAAGGAGAATTTGCGTTCCAAAAATCCCTGTTCGCTTTTGTTATGCGGCCGCCTTCATAAAAACGTCTTTTTTTAAAACCAAAAGCACTTTTTATCTTACTCAAAAGAGACACGCACCACTCTCCTTATAGGATTAGAATTTCCACCAGGAACATAATCTCTTCCGTACATTTCAATCTGCTTTATAAGCTCCTGCTCCCTTTTATAAAGAAATTGAATATTGTGATAAGTAATTTTTCTGCCTTCAATTTCATAAGAGCTTACGATTCCGTCTTCAAGTTTAGCAATAGCTTTTTGAATTCTGTCAAGTTTAGTCCCGAGACTCTCCAAATTTAACCTTTTTGGCAAATTATAGAGAATAAAAGAAGTAAAAATATAGTGCACTAAAAACGGAAAGGTTTAAAACGCCCTTCTTGTTCAAGCTCTTGTTCTTTCTTCTTAAACGTTTCGCTTTCGTTAATTATCTGTTCTAATATCTGCTTATAAGGCACACCTTTTTCCATTGCAAGTTCTTTTAATATTTCGTTTGTTTTTTGTGTAAATGTTAAGTGTATTGTAAGTCTTGTGTCCCAAAAAGTTTTAGCCATTTCCTCTCCTTAAAATTCATCCAGGTAGTTTGTTGTTTTGTTCTCAACTTTTTTTCGTTTTATTCTCTTCCTAATCTGCTCTTTTGTCTTTTTTAAAAACCTGATTCCTAAAAGCTCCCCTAAGAATGTGTTATAAACTCCGCAGTCCCATAAATGGTTATCCGCTTTTGGATTTACTTTTTCCCAAACATAAGTTTCCCTCCCTTTTTTATCTACTTTCACGATTTTATGCTCGCTTGCATACTGTTTCGCAAACACTTCATCAGTTTGTAAATGTAAAGTAAAAGTATTATCACCCTTTATAGCTCCCTCATTTTCTTTAATTTTCAAACTTTTTGTAATAGAGTTATAGAGCATATCCTTAAAATAGTCAGTATTTATCGTATAAACTTTAAGCCCGGTCGCAATGCTTATTCCGTCTTTTTCTCTCATAGCCGGACTTGAAGTCCATGGGTTTGTCATTTTGTCTTTTCCTTTTATCGGAATACAAATATCGCTATTCATTGCACAAAACTCATAAACTTCATCAGTGTTATACCCGCTATCCACCGCACACACTTTCACAAAATATTTATTTCCGTCCTTGTCGGTATAGTAAGTCCTAAAAATATCTTCCAAATCAGACCAGTTTTCAACTCTTCCGTATCTTATTACGTGCTTTCTGTTTCCGTATCTTAAAGCTCTCACCTCATACCAAAAGTGGTCCAGCTGCACGTCTACGCTCATTACTAGATAAACGGTATCATCAGGAACAACGCCTTCATTAATATCAACTTTCAATTCAAGGATTTTTTCATATTCGGCCTCTTTTTGCGCTTTTTCAAACACTTTTGCGTTTCTTGTATTCTCCCAAACTTTCATATACTCATCAATTCCGTATCTTTCTTGCTGTTCAAGTGCTTTTAAATACTCTCTAAATATCCCGTTCCAGCTAAGCCATCCCACTGGAGAATAATAAGAAGGCAGCCTGTATCCTCTTTTACTTGCTTTTTCGTTATGCGGTATCCACTTTGCCCCGTTTTCCCAGTTCATCATCCAGGTTTTTTGATGCTCTTCTATTAACTTGCTGCATTTTGGACATTTGTATTTCACATCACTTGTAAGTTCATAAGTTTCCTCATCATATTCAAAAACAAAATTTTCTTTTTCAAAAGTTATAAGCTCTTTGCAGTGCGGGCACGGCATATAGTAATGTCTCTGGTCGCTTTCGTTAAACTCTTTTTCAATATTGCTTGCACCTTTAATTGTCGGAGTTGAATTAATGTAAATTTTTCTGTTAGGAAATGCATCCGTTCTCTTTTTTAAAAGCTCAACCGGGTTTCCTTCGCCTCCAACATCAAGAGGCCATCTATCTACGTCATCTCCTACAACTACCCTACGCGATACACTTGCAAATGTAGATTTTGTCTGAGCCCATCCGAGTTTAATATTCCCACCAGGAAAAACTAAATCAAGCGTGGAACTTCCGGTTGTATTTCCTTTTGCTTTTTTTATTTTGCTTGATAGCCTCGGCATTCTCTCAATTGAAGGCCAGATTTTAGTCTTTGCATGCGTCCTTGCAATATCTTCAGTATGTAATACTTGCAGCATCGGACAAGGATGAAGGTCTGCATAATAAAAAATAACGTTATTTGATAGCTCCGTAAATCCAAGCTGTGTGGCTTTTATTACCACAACCTCTTGTGTAGGGCTTTGTGGGCTTAATTCGTCCATTATTTCCTTCAAATAAGGCGTCCTGCTTGTTCTCCAAATACCAGGCTCGGCGCTTCCTTCGCTCGGCAAAATTCTGTATTTATCAGCCCATTCGCTTACAGTTAAGTTTTCTTTCGGTCTTATTGCTTCTAAAAAACCTCTTTTAAACGGCATTCTCGATTTCCCTTATCACGTCTTCAAGTACTTTGCTAATCTCTTCTTCCATTCTGTTACGAATTGTATTGCTGTTTTTTCCGACAAGCTCATCGCTAAGCCTTACCGGCATTGCATAAAGCGAATCTTTTAGCTTTTTCCCAATTTCATACGCCTGTCTTTCGACTTCTTCTTTCTCAACCACAAGCCCTTTTTCTTTTCTAAGCTTGAACTCTTTAAGCTCGGCACTTGCAAGTTTGTCTCTCAAATCAGGCGGAAGTTGTGAACGGTCTATCTCATCAAACGCACCGGCCGTGATTTCAATTTTGCCGTGTTCAATCATCCACTTAATTGCTTTGCTTATAGGGAAAACGCGGCGGCGACCTTGCATTTCATAAGGCAGACCGTCATTAATCCACTTTTTTATTGCAGTGTGAGAAGCGTTCACAACGGGCAATTTTGACAAAACTCCGACCGAAACTAAAATATCGTTATCGTCAGCTAAATCAAGAGTAATTTTTCCAGCCATTAAACCTCCTAAGTTTCAAAAATCATTTAAAGTTGTAACCATAAATAGTCATTTGAGCATTCTTGAAATATTGAAACCTAAAAAAATCATATTGTGTGTGCAAATTTTGCGGTCGCGAGTGCCCGCACCCGATTTTTCGGGAAAACAGAACCTATACATCACTTCAATTTCCCCAGATAATAATCAAGATTGTGTTTAAACTCTTTCTCAAAAGTCTTTTGAGCTTCTTCAAAACCCTTATTTACAATCTCTTTATTAAACATCTGCGGCACACTTATAGAATAAAATCTATCAAGCGGCAGTCTTTCTTTGTATCTTCTTTTAAAAATCCTGATATTACCTTTTATATCTTTTGCAAGAAACGCACCCTTAATAACTTTTCTTCCCCTGTCTTTTCTTATTCTGACGCTAACGCCTTGTTTGGTTTGCCTTGCCCCAAACTTCTCAAGTCCAAATCTCTCTGATTCAGCAGTAAACAAATATTCAAAATTAGAAGTTCTTTTTAATTTAATATGCTTTTTTAAATCTTTTGCCTTAACGTTATAAGTTTTTCTCACTTCTCTTGTTGTAACTGTCTTAAACTTATTTACTGTCCTTTTAATAGTTCTACCAGTTACTTTTTTTAACAAATCTTTATCAAGTGTTTTTCTTATATCTTCAAACCCCTCTAGTTTAACTTTTAGTTGCATTCAATCTCCTTAAACTCCACTTGCGGATACTTTTTTAAAAATAGTTTCTTTTTCAATTTATAAACTTCAGTCTTAACTCCCTTTACATCTTCAACTATTCTTTTCCCGTCCTTTATATACTCAAAGTCGGCTATGTAAAATATAGCTCTCTGAGTTTTACCTTTGTATTTAAAACTATCTTGCAATAAAAATTTTGGCTGGAGTATCAAATTACTTATCACTCCAGCTCTTTCAAGCACTTTTAATTCTAAATACCTCTTGGCCTCTTTCTTGCTGTCAAATTTAAACCCGTCGAATTCGATGGGTTTAGCATTGTATTTGTGTTTTTTAAATCTCATTCCGCCTCCTCAAAAAGTTCTTCTACTTCAAAAAGCATTCTTTCTCTTAAAAATTTATCTCTTGCATCTTCAAAAAACTTTACTTTTTTTCCTATTAGTTTACTTACCTCTTCTTCTAAATTTCTCATCCTTTTTAAATATTTCTCTTCATTTGCAAAAAGCCTTAAATCCTGTTTCCCCCAAAATACACAAGGGAAACAACCAACACGACTATACCCTTTTGCATAAAGGGGATTTAATTTTATTCTCTTGCTTTTAATGTAGCCGATAACTTTATCTTTGCTCCAATAAGCAATCGGATACAGCGTAGGAATAAAAAGCCCCTTATGAAAATAACTTTCTTTAACTTCAAAACTCTCGGTCCCGCTTCTTGCTCTACTTTCCTCTCTTCTTATCCCTTCAATAACAATAAACTCTTCTTTAAACTCTTTTAGCCATTTGTGAAATGGTTTTGTTTTTAACTCTTTTGTGCAAAATCTTTTAAAGTGATTAGGAAGACATTTTATTCTCTTCACTAACGCTTCCATCCCCTCGCTTTCAATCCTCACTATCTTAATATTAAGTATCTCTTCAAGATAATTAAGATACTTATACGTTAATTCATGTTCCCACTTCGTGTCGCAAAAAGCAGCTATCACATCCTCTTTCGGAACTCTCTCAAGCATATAAAGCAAACAGGCGGTTGAATCTTTACCGCCTGAAATGCTTACAATATATTTCATTTTGCACTCTCCAAAAGCCCCGGGTTTTCAAAAACATTGCCGATTACTTCAAACTCTACACCAAGATTTGATATAAGCTCATCATCATAATAAGTTTCTCTACTGCTTAAACAAAAAGCACCATAA